TCGTAGTTGCTATTGAAAATGACGACGATACCCGCGAAGCTTATGGTGAGCTGGGCGTAGAAACAGTTGACCCTGAGGATATTGGTCAAGTTGAGATGGACCAAGAGTCTGACGACTCAGAGATGCGTGCTGTTGACTTGACGCCGCCAGCTTATATGCGTGCTGCTGCACGTAAGGGCCTGGAATACTACGAGGCTGGCCTTGGCGGTGACGGCCTGGTGGAAGCTACTGTGCGTGAGGCTAAGGCTATGGCTGAGGGCAGCGTTACTGCTGACAAGTGGCAGCGCATTGCGGCATGGATAGCCCGCCACCTGGTAGACCTTGACGCTCCTGATGCTGACCCAGCGTCAGATAATTACCCTAGCGCTGGTGTTGTTGCACACTTGCTATGGGGCAGCGGTCCTAGCAAGCAGTCTGCGCAACGTGCGCTACAGTATGCACAAGACATTGTTGCTAAAATTGAAGCAGAGGCTGCAAGTCGCGGCTTGAAAGGTGAAGCATTGAGCAAGCTAGAGACCCGCGTAAACAGCGGCATCATTGAGTTGCGCGAAACACAGGACGGCATGGTGTTTGAGGGCTATGCTGCAATCTTTGACGCACCTAGTGAACCGCTACCATTCCGTGAAAAAATTCAGCGTGGCGCTTTTGGTAAGTCATTGCGAGCACGTAGCGACATCAAGCTTTTATGGAACCACGACGCTGGCCAGGTACTTGCAAGCACCCGCGCTAAGACGCTTAGTCTGGTGGAAGATGAACGCGGACTCAAGGTCACAGCCTCGCTGCCAAACACTACGCTTGGACGCGACACTGCTGAACTGTTACGTCGTGGAGACGTAGACGCTATGAGTTTTGGCTTCTCAGTTATCAAGGACAGCTGGAACGCTGAGGGTTCAGAACGTACCTTGAACAGTGTGCGCTTGCACGAGGTAAGCATTGTTGCCTGGCCTGCCTACACGGCAACTGCTGGCACTACTTCAGTACGTGCCTTTGACGTAACTGCACAGCGTGCCCAGGTAGATGCTGACGCACTAGCTGACGCATTGCTCAAGATTGAGTCGGGCGAGGATATTACAGTTGATGACCGCAACTTGCTGTCAACTGTTATTGAAAAGCTTGCGCCAAAGCCAGAAGTTACTGACGAAGATATGGCAATTCTTGAGCTAAAGAAAAAGAAGCTTGCGCTTCTGAAGGGTCTGTAATGGCAACTCATGACGAAATCAAAAAGGCTATTTTGGCAGTCGCTGGCAATCCTGACAGTGGTGTTGTGTCTGAGCTGGCCGATGCTTTTGCTGCTGCTGTTGTTGCTTTAGATGCAGAGCCTGTTGTTGAGCGCCGCATCGTAAAGGCTAAAGAAACACGCTAAACTAAAACTCCGCATGGGGTGTGGACTTGAGGCCATTGGTGTGAATTTACTGGAGCACTGGTGGCCTCTTGTTTTTGCGCAATGTCAACACACTGTGGATAGGTGCGATACAATAATGGCAGTCGCATTTGTGAGTTAGCTCTGGCGATTAGGTTGCGTGTCCCACCACCGCTTTTATTCGCAAACAAACTAGGAGACTAAATGTCTGAGTTCATCAAAGCTCAGCAGGAAGTCCGCGCTAACCTCACGGAAGCTATCCGCGAAGTTATTGACTTTGCTGAGGCAGAGAAGCGTGGTCTGACCGCTGAAGAAATCCAGAAGATTGACCGCATCGAAGCTGACATTACTCGTGCAGCAGAGATGATTGAAGTTGCTACCCGCAACGAGGAGCGCAAGGCAGAGGCAGCTGTTGCTTCTCGTGGCTTCGTTCCAGCACAGGAAGAGCGTTCCGCTGGCGACCTGTTCCGCGCAATGGCAAATGGCGAAATGCGTGGACACACGTTCGCTGCTGAGTCACGTGCAACCCTCGTACCTGCTGAGGCAACTGTTCCTGTGTCGTTCTACGACCAGGTCTTTGGCGTAGCACGTATGGTAGGACCCATCCTGAATGTTGCTGACGTCATTACTCGTTCTTCGGGCAACGACCTGCGCATCCCCATCTACACCGCATTCAGCACCGCTGCTGCTGTGTCCGCTGGGTCTGCAATCGCAGAAAGCAACCCCACCTTTGACAGCCTGCTCTTGCAGCCTGCTAAGGCTGGCTTCATCGTTCCTGTTGCGAACGAGCTGCTGTCCGACGCTGGCTTCAACATTGAGGGCGTCATTGCTGAGCAGGCTGGTAACGCCATTGGAACTTACATCAACAACTCTGCAACCACCACTCTCGTCGGTGCTGCTGGTTCTGGTGTAGCTTCTGGCTCTGCAACTCTCCAGGCAGACGCACTTATTGACCTTGCTTACTCGGTTGATGGTGCTGCTCGCATGGCTGGTGCAGGATACATGGCTGCAACCTCTACCCTGGGTGCTATTCGCAAACTGAAGGACACCGCTGGAAACTACCTCTACCAGGTAGGCATCGGTGTGCCAGACAGCTTTGCTGGCTTCCCTGTATACGAGAACCCTGGAATGTCCGCAGTCGGTTCAGGCGTAAAGTCTGTTCTGTTCGGTGACTTCAAGGCACTCAAGGTCACCACCACTGGTCTCGACGTGGCAACTTCTGCTGACGCGTACTTTGCCCAAGACGTGACTGGCTACCGCTTCACCTACCGCATGGCAGCTGGTCTGACCCACGCGGCCAAGGTCAAGTACCTCACCACTGCATAAGCAGTTGTGAACTAAAGTTCCCCTCTCGGTCTCTTGTAGGTTGGCCGAGGGGGGTTCTTTATTTGATGCCCCAAAAATATAAGTCGTGCGAGTGTGGGTTAGTTGCAAACTCGTAGGCCGTAAACATTGCGTCCAAGTCGAACGCTTGCCTAAAGTCCGCCTCATTCAAGTTCCGGTAATAGTCCCAGTCAAGCGTTAGTGGTGAGTCACCTGGTGTTGTGCGCGTAGTGCCATGCTCAGGCCGACCATCTGTAGCGCAAGTAAACATAACTGCCTTGCTTGCTAGCCTGTGCATATTGGCAAAGGTCTCTAGCCAGTAAGGGTTATGCTCAAAGCATTCTGCACTGACTGCAATGTCGTAGCTTGCGTCAGGGTCAGCAACGTCTTGGCCTTCTGCTACTACGTCTACGCCAGGGCCAGGAGCTACATCTACGCCTACATAACTTGACGTGGTAAAAAAGTCACGCACTGTCCCGTTGATGTTCAACGAGCCAATCTCGATAACGCTTACTGCTGAAAAAAACTCTGGGTGCTGCTGCTGCACTTTGCGAAAAAACTCGCGCTGCTCTGGGTGTGCCATATTTTGCTGCTCTCTTTGATAGGGTTTTCTCATGCCTACTATTGAAAAACTACACGGATGCATTTCTATTGCCAGTAACACCATTGGGTCACCCACTGGCTACGGCAATCAAGGAAAGCTTATCGCAGAGCGAATGCTCAAGCATGGCCTCAAAGTTGCCAACTTGTCCAACTATGGCCTTGAGGGAACCATCAGCAAGATACGCACAAAGCATGGTGACGTCGTGCATTACCCTAAAGGCGTTACCCCTTACAGCCACGACGTTATCCCACAATGGCATAAGCACTTTAGCGAACAACATCCTGGCCTACCTAATGCAGTGTTTACCCTATATGACGTATGGGTTTACAACGACCTAAAGTTTGATGGCGACATTATTAGCTGGGTTCCGCTCGACCACGTAACGCTGCCACCACAGGTCCTAAAGTTTTTGATGCGCAATAACGTGACGCCTGTGACGATGTCGCCACATGGGCAACGCCAGCTAGAGCAAGCTGGCATCAGTTCGACTTATATTCCACACGCTGTTGACACTAAAGTTTTCAAGCCAACTGACACAGTGTTTGGTGCTCCGACACGTGACTATCTTGACGTGCCTGAGGATGCGTTCCTGGTGTCTATTGTGAACGCCAATAAGGCTAATGGCCAAATGCATCGCAAAGCCCTGGCAGAGAACCTACTATCTTTTGCAATGTTCAAGCAGCAGCACCCTGACGCCTACCTTTATTTGCACATGGAGCCAACTAATCAACAGGGTGGCTTTTACCTGCCGACGCTTATCAAAGCTGCTGGCCTTGATGAAAACTGTGTGCGCATACTCAACCCTGACACT